CAAGGTGCTATCGAAGAGAACGTGATTTTCGTAAACAGAGAGTTTGGTTTCGATATTGACGATATGCTTGCATTACAATCAAGTAACGCAGCAGGTGGTGTTTCTTACGGTTTGTTTGACAACGAGAAAGAAATGGCATTGAACTTAGGATTCACAGGATTTAGAAGAGGTTATGACTTCTATAAGTCTGATTGGAAATACTTGAACGACCCTACAATGAGAGGTGGTTTAGAGAACGGTGCAGTAAACGGATTATTAGTTCCTGCAGGTTCTACTTCAGTGTATGACCAAATCTTAGGTAAAAACGCTAAGAGACCATTCTTACACGTAAGATACAGAGCTTCTGAAACTGAAGACAGAAGATATAAGTCTTGGGTTACAGGTTCTGCAGGTGGAGCTGCTACATCTTCTTTAGATGCAATGGAGGTTCACTTCTTATCTGAAAGAGCAGTATGTACTTTAGGTGCAAACAACTTCTTTATCTTCAAGGAAGACTAAGATGAATATATTAGGGGGAGTGTCTTTGAAGACACTCTCCTTTTTTTTAAATTACAAATCCAATTAAATTATTTAAAAGTGGAAAAGACAAACACAAAAAGAACTACTAAGAAAGTTCAATTCGTAGACAAGCATTATAAGTTAACAAAAGACAGAGCTCCATTAACTTATGTATTAGCATCAAAACACTCTCAAAGATACCCTTTATTGTATTGGGATTCAGAAACAGGACAGAACAGAGAGTTGAGATATGCAAGAAATCAAAAGTCTCCATTCGTAGACGAGCAAGATGGAAACGCAATATTAGAACCTGTTATGTTTGAAGATGGGTTTTTGCACGTTCCAAAAACAAATCAAGTATTACAAGAATTTTTACACTACCATCCAATGAATGGTAAATCTTTTGTAGAAGTAGATGCAGAGAAGGATGCTTCTGTAGAGGTTGAAACATTAATGGTAGAGGCAGATGCAATGGCAGAAGCAAAGAAGCTTAATATCTCTCAGTTAGAGAATGTCATTAGAGTGGTTTATGGTAGAGATACATCTACTACATCAACTGCAGAGCTTAAAAGAGATGTATTAATCTTTGCTAAACAATATCCACAAGACTTCTTAGATGTTATCAATGACCCTGAATTAAGTTTGATGGGAACTATTGAGAAGTTTTTTACTGAAGGTTTATTGACTTTCAGAAAAAGTGGGAAGGAAGTATGGTATAATACAGAAAAGAATAAAACGAAATTATTAAATGTTCCATTTGGTAAAGATTCTTCAGACTTAGTTCTATCTTATTTCAAGAGTGACGATGGTATTGAAGAATTAAAATATTTGGAGTCATTGTTATAATATATAACCAAAACTATTATGATTAAATATTTACACATACCGGTTGATGGTGCAGACCCAATTCAAGTTCCTATAGGGGATGGTATATTTGTAGAAAGAAAATCTGATACAAAAATGAAATTGTATTGGACTACATCATTAGACCATCACGTTGAGTTACTAACTGTTGGTTCAACTGCAGCAATGGTAAAAGCAATTGAGGATGCTTTGATAGAAGGTTCGGTTACAAATTGGACAGATGCAGTAGTACCTGTTAAGCTTCCTGATGATGAGACCGTTACTTCAGCTACAGTGACTACAGGACCGTAATAATTATTTAGTTCTTATTAGGAGACCTCTTCAAAAATGAAGGGGTCTTTTTTTTTGTTTATCTTTGTATCAAAAGAGAACAGATGATAAATTCAGTTAGACAAACAGTGATGTCTGTTTTGAATAAGAATAACTACGGATACATTTCTCCATCAGATTTTAACTTGTTTGCGAAACAAGCTCAGATGGATTTGTTTGAAGATTATTTTTATCAGTACAACTATCAACTGAACAAGGAAAATAAAAGGTTGTCAGGAACAGAGTACGCTGACATCAAGCAGGGGTTAGAGGAAGTTATTGATTCATTCTCTGAGTACAAGCCTCTGCAACAATATCAACCTGATGATAGAGGTGTATACGCAAGTTTGTATCAAACTCCAAGTCCTGTATCTACAGGAGATAGTTGGTACAGATTAAACAAGCTTTTAGTATATTCTAAGTTTATAACTCAAGGAACTACAGATGGTACAGTGGTTACCGATACATTTATTGTTGATAGTACAAAAAACTTCAATACATTAGGAGTAAAGGAAGGGGACCACGTAGTAGCGATAATCAATAATGTTGAGACATCATTCATTGTTCTTACAGTTGATACAAATGGAACATCAATAAACTTGAACAAACCTCTTTTCACTACGACAGGTATTGAGTATACTATCTTTGATGGAAGCTTGGTAAAGGAAGCTGAAAGAGTTAGTCATTCAAAGATAACTATGCTTAACAACTCTATACTAACAAAGCCAACTTTACAGTATCCATCGTATACTGAGGAGGTAGGACCAAGTGGCAGTGGTTTGGCAGGGTTTCAAAACTTACAGATGTATCCTAACAACAAAGTAAATAAGTTAGGTCAGGTAATGTGTCAGTACATCAGATATCCATTTGACCCTAAATGGACATACGGTACGTTACCAAATGGAGAACCTTCATTTGACCCTACATCGAATGAGTATCAAGACTTCGAGTTGCCTCTTAGTGATGAGCCAAACTTAGTTAACAAGATACTTCAGTATGCAGGAATGTCGATTAGAGAGATAGCTGCAGTTCAATTTGGTCAGGCAGAAGAAACTGAAAATACACAAGAAGAAAAATAGATTATGGCATATATAAATCAATATCAGTATTATGAGAACGGAGGTAACACTCCGGAGGATGCCAATTGGGGTTCTTATCAATACGTTTCTCTTGATGACATTGTTAACAATTTTATGTTAATGTATCAAGGAAACCACAGTTTAGTAAATAATGAACCAAGATTTAAGATTTTGTTTCACGCAAAAAGAGCAATTCAGGAATTGAATTACGATGCGTTCAAAGAAATAAAGATATTAGAGCTGAGGGTTTGTGATACATTGAGATATGTACTACCATCTGATTATGTGAATTGGGTAAGGATATCTATATACAGAGATGGATTACTTATGCCACTTACAGAGAACATCCAAACAAATTGGTCTAAGGCTTATTTGCAGGATAATGATTGTAGGATACTTTTCGATGTAGATGGTAATGCATTGGAACCAAACAGTTCTAACCTTGACTTAGATAGGATTACAGGAAATAAGAAAAGTATATACCTTCAACCGGGTTCTCCTTACGATGGGAACTACGGATGGTGTGTAGATGGTTATTGGTACTTCGACTATCCAATCGGAGCAAGGTACGGTTTAAATACAGAGACTGCAAATCAAAACCCTACATTTAAGATAGACCCTAAAGGTGGTGTTATAAACTTTAGCTCTGATATGGCTAACGAGCTTTGTGTGCTCGAATATGTTTCAGATGGTATGGAGAATGGAGATGATAGTTTGGTTACCGTAAACAAGCTATTTGAAGAGTTTATATATGCTCACATAGAATACTCTATATTGAATAGTAAGCTTGGAGTTCAAGAGTACATTATAGCAAGAGCAAGAAAAAGAAGGAGTGCTCTTTTAAGAAATGCAAAAATCAGAATCAGCAATATACATCCCGGTAGATTACTACAGAATTTGAGGGGTAGAGATAAATGGATAAAATAAGATGGCGAATTTTACAAGGAACTTCACAGGTGGTAAAATGAATAAGATGGTCGATGAGAGACTCGTTCCAAATGGAGAGTACATTGATGCATTTAATATTCGTATGGGTTCAACTGAGAATGCTGAGATAGGTGTTATAGAGAACGCAAAAGGAAACACAAGACTTACTACTTTAAATTATAAAGGAACTGCACTTTCAAATCAAGCAAGGTGTATCGGAGCTTTTGAGGATGGTGTAAACGAAACTATATATTGGTTTGTACACGATGGAAACTTTCAGGGAGCTTCATCTCCAACAGGAATAGTTGATATGATTGTGTCTTACAATGTGTCATCTAATACTTTGAGATATCTTATCCAAAGTGTGAATGATGGAACAGGAACTAAAACTACTTTGAATTTTAGTGAAGAGCATCTTATTACAGGAATTGACAAGGTAGAAGACTTGTTGTTTTTTACAGACGACTACAATCAACCGAGAAGAATAAATGTCACAAATACTTATCTTGACCCAACAACAACAGGTGTTCCTGTAGATGGTTTTGATGGCGAAGATATATTGGTTATAAAGAAACCACCTGTAACATCTCCATCTGTAAAATTGGTAAAAACAGGAGGTCAAGAAAACTACTTAGAGGAAAGGTTTATAAGTTTTGCTTATAGATATAGATACGAGGATGATGAGTATTCTGCAACATCTCAATTTTCGGATGCTGCTTTCGTTCCTGATGAATTTAATTTTACTCAGGAATCTTACCTTAATGAAGGTATGACAAACTTCTTTAACACTGCTGATATAACATTTAACACAGGAGGAAAATCAGTAAAAGGTATTGACCTTTTATTCAAAGACTCTGCAAGTAATGTAGTAAAAATAATAGAGAAGATTGATAAAGCTAACAACGGATATGTAGATAATCAAGATGTTACTTACACATTTAAGAATAGTAAGATATTTACTATACTTCCTGAAGCAGATATATTAAGGCTTTACGATAATGTTCCAAGACTTGCAAAAGCTCAGACCGTTATGGGTAACAGGCTTATGTATGGTAACTACGTTGATGGATACGATTTGATTGACGAGGACCGAAACCCTGTTCGATTAGATTTTACTGTAGACCAAACAAATGAAGATTTTGATGCACAAGAAATAAATGGAACTAAACTTCAAGCAGTTTACAATCTTGATGGTACATCTACAGTTCCTGAAGGAAAAGCACAATTTGATTTGGAAGGATTAGATTTAACCGAAGGAGTTATTCTTACATTTATATTTTCATTTCAGCACTATGATTGGACAGGTGCGACTCCATTACCTACAAATATAAATGAACCTCCTATTGAACTTATTGTGAATTTTCAATTAACAAGAGATTATTCATCTGTGTTTGAACTAACTCAATCAGATGAGTGGTTAAGTCAAATAGGAACAAGTTTACCGAGTGGTAATATACAACCAATGATTACTGCAGATGATGGTACAACTGCAACAGATTTGTATAATCAAATATTTGTAGACAATATTGTAAATGGAGGAACTACTTTATTAAAGTATCAAAGTGGTATAACAGCCACAGAACAAGCTATTGACACAATAGGTTTTACTGATAACTCAAAGGTGTCTTGGATATTTCCTGCAGTTCAGTATGCTGATTCTTTAAACAATCCGACTATAGTTAATACTGAGTATTTTCAATTATTAACTGCAAGTGTTACCTACTCTAAGTCAGGTAATGGTAGAAGTTTACACAGTAACAGAGGTTACGAGATTGGTATGATATATATGGATGAGTTCAATAGAGCATCCACTGCATTAGTAAGTCAATACAATACGCAGCATATTGATTGTGACAAGTCAGATACTAAGAATAGCATACAGGTTACAATACCAACTACACAGAAAGCACCGTATTGGGCGAAGAGTTATAAGTTTGCTATAAAGCCTGACAAGGAAACATATGATACCATATTTACTAACATATTCTTTAAGGACCCACTAACTAATGATACCTACTTTTTATTAGAAGGAGAGAACTCTGCAAAGATTACTGAAGGTCAAAGACTAATAGTTAAGGCTGATACAACAGGTCCAACAAGTAACTGCATATATGCAACTGTATTAGAGAAAGAAGCAAAAACAGCAGACTTCATTAATCCTATAGATGACGATGGGAACCCTCTTGATGCAATAGCAGGTACATATATGAAGATTAAAGCTTCAAACTTTTCAGTACAATCTTCAGCAAATGCTATAATAGACTCAGGTGTTAAGAGTGCAGAAGCCAAAAAAAATGACACCTATCCAAGTCTTTCAATACCTGTGGTTCTAAATGCAGGTGGAACAAGTGCTGAGGCTTATGATGTTCCGGGAGGTTCAAGGATTGAGTTTGACTTTGAATTTGAAAGACCGGGTTCAGGAGATGGAGATAACAAGTGTGAAAGAAGAAAGTACACTTTGAATAAAACTTATGTAGCATCTCAAGATTACGATAGCTTCTATGATTGGTTTATAGGAGATAATATTAAAGGTACTTTAGATAGTGGTATTGAAGATGTTGGTGGAACATCAGGTTCAATAGATAATGAGTTTATCCCAACAATAAATAATTCGTCTACCTGCAAACCTGCTTTTGTATCTTTAGGAACAAACTACTATCAGTTTTGTAGAGACAATGGTTCTGCAGGTGTTCCTGAATATTTTACTATGAGTGGAACAAGAGCTTGTAATGGAGCTTCTGTATCTAAGAAGAAGAGGTCTTATATCAGGTCAAGGATTATTGTATATAGAGCAGAGTCAACATTAATATTTGAAAGTGAGCCTATTGATGCAGCTCCTGATGTATGGTATGAAGGTTCTGATAGCTTTGGTATAATTCAAGGAGATGATAAGTGTCAGATTAGATTAAGAGTTGATACAGATGAAAACCAATCAATCGCTTTTGACTATACTGATTTGGATGGTAACCCTGCACAAATTACTGTCTCAGATGATAGTAGCACGACAGTATTAGGGGTATGTGGTTCTGCATCTATAAACCCTTTAACACCTCCTAACGACCCATCAAATATAGATATTAATTACACTCCACTTGTTCAAGGTTGTCACTTAGGTAATATCCAAAACCAAATACTTACAGGTTCAGGTCAGCAGGCTGCTTTATCTGATTCAGGTTTCTTTAACTGCTATGCATTTGGAAATGGATGTGAGAGTTACAAGATAAGAGATGGTGTATTAGGAAAGGAGTTGAAGCTTGGGAACAGAGTAACAACTACTCAGCAGATAGACTACCAAGAGGTAAGAAGACATTCAGATATCACTTATAGTGGTGTATACAATGATGAGTCAAATGTAAATAGACTTAACGAGTTTAACTTAGGCTTATTAAACTTCAAAGCGTTGGAGGAGTCTTTTGGTCCTATTCAAAAACTATTTGCAAGAGAGACAGATATACTTACTTTGCAAGAGGACAAGATATCTTATGTATTATCAGGTAAGAACTTATTATCCGATGCAGGAGTTGGAAGTTTACTTCAGTCAGTTCCGGAAGTATTAGGTACTCAGATTGCAAGGATTGAAGAGTTTGGAATTAGTTTCAACCCTGAGAGTTTTGCACAATGGGGAGCAGATAAATATTTTACTGATGCTAAAAGAGGTTCGGTAATTAGATTGGTTGGTACATCCTACAGTAATGACCAATTAGAAGTTGTGTCTTCATATGGGATGAGAACTTGGTTTAGGGATTTATTCTTAACAGGATTTGAAACTCAGAAGCTTGGAGGTTTCGACCCATATATGAATGAATATGTATTGTCGTCAAACACACGTAAAGTTCCGATGGAGGAAATTTGTACCTCTTGTGGTATACAAGAGCAGATATCTTTCCAAGAATCAGGGTACAATGAGTGTTTCGATTTAGGGAGTGGTCTTGGAGAAGTTCAAATAAGATGGAGTATAGTTGGAGAACCTGTAGGATTATTCAATATAAGAGTTACTTATGATGGTTTAACTACTCAGCAGGACAACGTAAACTCAGATGGAAGTATAACTATTAATAAAAACAAGATAAGTATATCTAATGTACAGATAGAAATTATACCTACATCTCAAACTACTGATATCAATTTAGTATTAGATATTCCTTGTCCTGAAGTTAAAACAATTACACTTGTTGAGATATGTGCAACTACTCCTATTGAGTCAGGATTAACTACAAACAACGAGCATAGATTTGTAGATGGTTCATATG